AAAGGATGAGTTTCTGAGTTACCAGCCGCATCGTTCATTGCGAATGCTGGCTTAGTAGAAACTACACCTGCAATCTTAGTTGAACCATAACCTACTGCTGAAGTAACTTCTGCTTCACCACCAAATGCCATTACTGTACCTTCTTCATATGTTGCGTCAGCCGCATATCTTTCAGCAAGGTCGGCATATTTTGCATATGTCGCCGTACCGTTGAAGTTAGTAAATGTTGCGTCACCGCCACCAGTGATATCGTTACCACCCATTGCGATGTTACCAGACATTGTACCACCTGCTAGTGCTAGTTTAGTAGCAATAGAGTTAGTAACCGTAGTACTAAATGATGCGTCATCACCTAATGCTGCCGCTAATTCGTTCAGCGTATTCATTGCCGCTGGCGAACTGTCAACTAATGCCGCAATTTCTGTATCTGCATATGCTTTTGCATCTACTTCGGCTTGGTCTGCATATGATTGATATGCAGTTGTAATTGCCGTTTCACGTGCATCTGTGTATGCTTTAACAGATTGTTGAGTTGGAACTTTAGTAGCACTGTTTGAAGCCATGTTATCTTCATCAATAACAAACGACATTGCCGCTGTAGTTGAATCTGATTCCATAACTGCACCGGCTGCCGCTACGTTAGTAGCATCAGTAACATCCGCTGTTGCCTCAATACCATTTAATTTGCTATGGTCTGCATCAGTGAATACATTTGAGTCCGTTGCCGCTTCAACTGCCGCTCTGATTTCTGCATCAGTTTGGTCTGCTGTCGCACTTGCCTCAATAGCATCTAACTTATCCTTTAAAGTATTAGTGAAGTTATTTTGTGATAACTCACCATCCTGAACTGAATAAGTAGTGTTAGTATCTGTAGAAGCCAAAGTTAATGTACCAGCCGCATCATCGTAAGTTGCAGTAACATTTGTACCGCCTACGATTAATGCACTTACACGGTCATCAACTCTTTCGTTTGTAAAGTATTGATTAGTACCTTCAGATACATCTGTAGTTAGAATAGAAGCGTTGATATAAGAATCAACTCTCGCATCTGTATAGTATAGGTTTGTTGAACCTTCAGTAATTTCGTCAGTGTTGTCTTTACCCGCTACTGATGAATCTACATAAGCCTTTACTGACTGTTGTGATGGAACCTTAGTTGCACTGTCTGAAGCCATATTATCTTCATCTAAAAGATGAGATGCGATAGATGTAACTGTACCAGCACTACCTGTAACGTTACCATTAACGTTACCAGTCACAGCACCTGTTAAAGTACCTGTAACAGTAATATCTGCCGCAGTAATACCACCAGCCGCAATAATTTCACCACCTGCGTGGAAATCTTGTGCGCCTACTGACCATCTGTCATCTGTTTCGTTCCATAAGAACTGAACATTTAATGAATCGCCACGCTCAACTTCAAAACCACCGTTCTCTGTTGGAGTGCCAGTTGCATTTGAATTGATTATGAATAGGTTATCAGCCATTGAAACTGTTTCTGAGTTAACCGTAGTAGTTGTACCTGAAACTGTTAAGTTACCAGAAACTGTTACGTTACTAGAAAATGCACCAGTAGTACCAGAAACAGCGTTTGTGCCGCCTGTTACTGCTGAAGCCGATGTTGAATCAACGTATGCTTTGTTTGCCGCATCAGTACTAGAAACCGGAGTTGCTAGTTCTTTAATTAATGATGAGTTCATATCGATGTGGTCACCGATTTGAATATCACCTGATGTTGCGTTAATCTCGCCAGTAATTGAAATGCCATTACCCGAAATTAGTTTTAAAGTACCTGTTCCACTAGTAGTGAATTTAAGGTCTTCGTTTGCGTCCGTTGTAACACTAATTGTACCAGAGTCATCTTCAATAACTTTCTTACCGTTAATGTATAATGAGCCTGGACCAATGTAAACATCTTTCCACATCTTTGTTGATGAACCTAAGTCGTAAGTCACGTTTGCACTTGGCAAAATGTGACCAGTCATTGTTAGGTCTCCTGTGACTGCCGCCGCGCCTGACATAGTAGTCAAACCGGTAACACCCAGTGTTCCACCTACTGTTACGTTACTTGAGAACGAACCAGTCGATGATGATACTGAGGCACCCTCTAGTGCCAAGGCGTATCCACCTGCTGTTGAACCATCGTGGACTACAACCGTATTTTTGGTTGTATCTACAGTAACTTCACCCAAAAGGCCTGTGAATGAGTTGTGTTCTACTGTTGTACCGCGACGGAACTGAATTGCATATGCTGCCATTTATTTTCTCCCGTTATTTTATATAAAATCGATTATTTGGACCAATTCTGAATTATCATGAGGATTATTTGGACCCTCGGTTTTTATTTAGAGGGCGAGTCTCCCTCTAAATGTATTTATCGAAAACAGACAAAATGCAATACTTATAGTTAATTATAAGATGACTACTTCTATTACTTTTTTGCCCTCTGATAGGTCTGTTTCTATAGATTTTGCAAAGACTGACCGACCTGCGTCAAACTTGCCATTACTCTTAGCATATCCTGGCTCATCGTGTGCTGTTATAATCAAATCACCCTTAGATACTGGACCAATAATTTGACATGGCACTCTTCCTCTTAATGCAACATAAGGATGTGTTTGTGAATTGCCTGCATCTGCATTTAACTTAAGTGCTGGATTTGTTGAGATTACACCTGCAACAGATACGTCACCTGCAAGTTGTGTTGTTGTGATTTCTGCTTCGCCACCAAATACTACAACTGTTCCTGCTTCATATATTCCATCAGCCGCATATCTTTCTGCCAAGTCGGCATATGTTGCTTGAACTGTATGACCGTAAATGTTCGCATACTTTTTAGTAGTGCTACCCAAGTCATAAGTGTTGTCTGTTGCTGGAATGATTGTTCCCGTAATATCAGTACTTGTATTCGTATCAGTACTTGTAATCGTAAAGTTAGGATATGTTCCTGAAACTGTTGTTGCGCCTGCTCCTGTTAATGATACTGTTTGGTCTGGAGCAGAGTTTGAAAATTCTGTTCCTACTAAACTTAAACCAGAACCGGCTGTGTATGTTGTGTCTCCGGTATTAGCATAGTTACTAGGGTCAATAGTTCCTGCACTTGCTTGTGTCCAGTCGATGTGTTCATTTGCTACGAAGCCAGTTAAGTCATCGTGTGTAAAATCTGAACTTATATAAGTTGTATTTGTGTAGTTGCCTGCATGTATATTTGTTGTGCCTTGGTCTGTTGTCCAATCAATATGTTCGTTTGATACAAAACCTGATAAACTATCGTGGTTTAGTGCCGAAATTGCATTGGTTAATTCAGTATCAGTAGCCATAGCATTTTCAATTTCTACTAATGTATCAAATGCCGCTGATGCTCCGCCAACTAATGCATCAATCTTTAATTGCGCCCTTGCGTCGGCTCTTGCGTCTGTATAGTACAGATTAGTTCCTTCTGCTAAGTCTGTAGTTGACTTAGTTGCTAAATCTGTGTTGAATTGTGCTGTATCACGTGCCGCTGTGTAATATAAATTTGTTGAACCTTCTGGTATGGCATCAGTATCTAATGATGTCCACGATACATCGCCTGAACCATCAGTCTTCATTACTTGATTTGCTGTACCATCTGTGCCAGGCAATTTGTATATTAGATTAGCAGAACCATCAAGTAACCACAATCTTGCATCTGTTCCTGAACCAACTGCCAAACTTAATTCATTAGAAGTTCCTGAGTTACCAGTCATTACAATTGGAACCTGAGTATTAGTTATTGCTGATTGATATGTTGTTCCGTCTATACTTACTGATGATAGTCCAGAAATAATAGTGTTGTTAGTAGGCGAGTCATAAACTAATGTACCTACTACTTCACCAGTCGTACTACCTGTTGTGAAGTTTAAGTCACCCATTGCAAATATATCATTTGTAGATGATGAAACTGAGAAACTTTCTGCGGTAGCAACTAATCCTGTTTCAGAGAAAGTAGATGTACCCCATTCAAAGATTGCTGTTTGTGCCGATGATGCTATAATATCAATGACATCTCCCGAACTAACTTCGTGTGTCCAGAAAACAATTTTATAACTTGTTCCGCCCAAACTAGTAACTTCTACATGCTCTTTATCAATGTAAAATCCACCTGCATCTCTAAGTTGAATAGTACTACCACTAAGAACTGTTGAACTTGTTACAGTCATTTCTCCATATGCAGACTGTTTGAATTTTATATCCGTATCTGCTGAAGAAATATTTAATGGATTCTGATTTCCAGGAGCACCTGAATCTGTATCTGCGTGTTGGGCTGATAATGTAAATGTATATGTTTCTGTTGGTGGAGCATAAGTCGTAATCATTTGATTCTGGTCTATTGAGTCTCCAGTGTCTCTGAAAACAAAATTACTAGACGATGATGCTTCACCGAAATATGTTAGGGATATATCACCCTTAAATCCTAAGGTATCAATTTGAGTGCTGGTAAGTGTTATATAACTGCTTACTGCGTTTGCATAATCTCCGTCATCATTTACCGTAACTGTAGCATTAGATAAATTTGTTTCTGTTGATGCACCAATTGTTCCTTGTGTTGTGACAGGCGTTGTTGTCGTTGTTAGTGTTACCGTTGGGTCAGTTGTAGTAAGGTCAAATGTATTTAAATCTAAATTACCACCTAGTTGTGGCGTGGTGTCTTCTACTATATTTTCTAATGAGACTGCTCTTGCTCTTGCATCTGTATAATATAGGTTAGTTCCTTCTGCTAAATCTGTCGTTGACTTAGTTGCTAAATCTGTGTTGAATTGTGCTGTATCACGTGCTGTTGTGTAATATAGATTAGTTCCTTCTGCTAAGTCTGTCGTTGACTTAGTTGCTAATCTTGTATCGAAATCTGCATTTGCTCTTACGGTAGTGTAATATAAATTTGTTGTGCCTTCTGTTACTGTATCTGTGTCGCCCTGTGTATATGAAATAACACCAGTTGATGAGTTATAACTTAAACTACCGGTCGCACTAATAGCCGCTCTTGCTCTAGCATCTGTGTAATATAGATTAGTAGAGCCTTCTGCTAGGTCGTCTGTGAACTTTGTTGCTAATCTTGTATCAAATACACTGCCAACTCTTGCATCTGTATAATATAAATTTGTTGAACCTTCACTAAGGTCGTCTGTGTCTTTGGCAGTAAATGCTGTATCAAAATCACTTTGACTAAAACTATCTCCTGGTACAAAGTTGCTACCATTCCATGTGATAGTTTGTCCCGTTGTAGGAGCAACAGTAGTAATATCAACATCACTTAAGTCGTCTATGCTACCTATAACTGAAGGAATATTTGTGAAATTATTATAATCTAAGTAATATGACCCTGCCTGGCCATCTAATGTTTCTATAAAATTAGAGTCTGCTTGTAGTTGGGCATATCTTGCATCAACTCTCGCCTGAGTATAATAAAGATTATTTGTACCTTCTGCTAAATCATCTGTATCATGGTTAGCAATATTAGAAACTGTTCCTGTTACTGCTCCGTTTATAGTAGTAGCATTTAGAGTTGTGAAAGTACCTGCTTGAGGATTTGTTGCACCAATAACTGTTCCATCAATATTGCCACCATTAATGTCTATGCTTGTAAAGGTTGATATTCCCGTTGATGTTATATCACCTGTTACTGAGCCGGTAAGATTACCAGAAAATGTAGTTGCAGAAATTATTGAGCCTGAATGAAGGCCGTGTGCGCCAGTTGTCCATCTACTAGATGCTTCTTGCCAAAGAAAATGAGAATTAGTTTCATCACCACGTTCGATTTCAATACCAGCATCTTCAGTTGGATTTGGTCCAGTAAAATTAGAATTTAGTAATATTTGGTTGTCTTGGATATTTACTGTCTCAGAGAGTACAGTGGTAGTTACACCTTGAACTGTCAAATCACCATCAATTCTGAGTGTGCCGTTACCAGATTTAATTATGGCATCAGAAGCACCATTATCTAGTATTAGTTTTTCACCCTTAAGGAATAATTTGTCCCCAAATTTGATTTGCTCTGCCATTATATTGCTCCAAAAATACTAATAAGTTATATTATATTGTATTTATCTTTATCTTTGTCTTTGCAACAGGAAGGCGGGCAATAAAAAAGCCACCCGAGGGTGGCTTTTTATATTCATATAATAATATAATATTATTGGAATGAAAGGTTGCTTAGTGCAATCTTTGAAACGTAGTCAGCCGCATTACCAAGTGATGATGCAGTGTTGTTCAATTCAACATACCCGTAACGAGTCATGAATGATACTACTGGCTCAAAAGTGCCTGGGTCAACCACAACGCCTGAAGACATTAATGGTACGTATGGGCAATAGAACGCAGCCGCGTCAATTTCGCCTTGACCTTTATAGCCTAAAAGAACGTTATCGTCTGAAGCGTATGTGTTTACATAGATACGCATAGTACCGTTTAAAGTTCCAACAAACTTAGTGTTTGTAGGTGCTTCGAAAGTACCTTCAGTAGTTCTAGCAAATGCTGATGTAGTAGCAGACTGTAGTACAGTTAATGCCGCTGGAGAAACTACTGCCCAGTTTGCCGCGCCTCTACGAGTACGTTGTGCAATTAGGTTTGCTTCTCTGTTCATCATTGTGGCTAGTGCCGCATGTCTGTCACCAACGAATGTTGCATTACCACTTACGTGTCCTGCCACACCTGCTGCCGCTGACATATCATATGACGCTGAGCCTGTTGCTAGGTTCTTTAATGAACCGATGATTTCTTGGTCGATTTCAGCAGTGATTTCCATAGCAAGTGCTGCCATGATTTCTGCTTCAACATCTAGTCCGTGCATTGAGTTAGCATCTTGTGCCGCCTCGAATGTCCAACGTGCTGATAACTTACGTGTTTTCGCTTCAACTGTTTGTTTCAACACTTGAATTGACATTTTGTTACCTGCATCGCCTTCCATTGACGCTGTAGACGCCGGAGCCGCTGAGCCTGAGCCAGAATATGACGTAGCAATATCAAAAGGTGATAGTGCTTCTGAACCTGCAGTTGTTGAACCGACAGTTTCAGCATAACGCACACGCAATGTGTGAATTTGTCCAACTGGACCAGTCATTGGTTGAACACCAATAATTTCGTTTGCAATAACAGTTGGCATAACACGTCTGATGATTGGTAAAATAACTTTGTTTAACGTAGCAATATTACCAGCCTGTGATGCACCCGCTGTAGCACTTTCAGTAAGTGCTTGTTTTGTGTTTTCTAAAACTGAAGACATTACGTCACGTTTGTTACCTTCTAAACCGTCTAAAAGTGTTTCACGTGTAGTGTCCCAGTTATTTCCTTCAAAAAGATTTTCCATCTTTTTCTCCTGTATCTGGTTATTATTTAAGTCCAGCCAATTTCTTTAACTGGATGATGTTATTGGCATCGCTATCATCTGACGCTTTTGATGAAATAACCACTTGTTCATCTCTGTCGCCAGTGTGTTCTGTTACTTTGCCTTCATTTAACGATTGTTTTGCCTCTGTTGAGACACTCTCATTCAAAACTGCAGGTAGATATTTCTTAAATGCAGATTTTAAATTAGTTGTTTTTACTGTTTCAAGTAAGTCAACCATAACTGTACGCTTTTCTTTGCCTAGAGGCGATAAAAGACTTTCCATGACCTTGTTTCGGTCCATTCTGTCTTCTAACACTTTCTTTGCAGTTTCAACGCTAGAAATGGCTTCTTCTTTTTCAGTAATTGTTGCTTCTAATTTAGCAATCTCGGATGCAGATTCTTCTAATTTTTTAGTAATCTTAGCAACTTCAGTACCTTCACTTAATTGTGAGGTCATAAATTCGCCTGCGAATGTTTCAAAAATTTTACGGCCAAACTCGTTTTCTTTAGCCGATTGGATGTCCTCTTTAAGAACAGCCAATTCAGAACGCAAAGCAGTATCAATTGTCTTTTCGACCAATTCTGCTGAACGCTTGATAAATGAATTCTTAGTCTTATTAAGAATCTCTTTACCTTCTGCTACCATACGTACTTTAGTTTCCACTAAATCACGCTTATCATCGTGGAATTCCGCAAGTTCACGTGAAAGTTGTTTAACAACGAAATCTTTAGTTCTATCTAAATGTTCGTTAACTTTAGCACGGTCGTCACGTAATTCTTTAACTTCATTTGCTAATTGAGAAGTAATGAATTTTTCAAGGAGAGATGCATGTTCAGAAATTGCTTTCTTATATGCAACACGTTCTGCGATTAGGGCTTCACGGTCAGTTTTGAACTCATCCATTTCAGTTTTGATTGCTGATGAAAGCATGTTATCCATGGCTTCTACAATCACTGATTTGTCATGTTCGAACTTCTGTGCAAACTCTTCACGCAACTCGGCTGTTATCTCCTCTCTTGCTTCATTTATTTGTGCTTCCCAAGCCTCTGATATTTGTACTGAAACTTCTTCAGATAGCATATCAGACTCAAGAAGACCAGCAAGGATTTCATTTGTTGCCATTGTTGGTTCTCCTTCTTTCAATTAAAGTTTAAGTTCTCTAATGAACTTAACTATTTCTTTTGACAAGTACTTTTGTGCAGACTTGTCGTTTTGAACACTTTGGGCTAGTTTCCAAGTATCGTAACCGCCGTTCATGTTCATTAATCCTTCGTATATTGCTTTCGGATATGCATCCGGGGCACTTGGCTGTGCCACAATATCGACAGTGATAATTTCATAATTGCTCACTTTACCAGCGTGGTCAACTTCACCAGAACCACGAGACGAGACACCTAAAGTGGCACCTGATTCGATTAGTGTTCTGATAATGTTACCCATTGGCGTAGGAACAATTTTTAGTTTACCAAATCCGTCAGCGCCATCCATCCACATATTTTCAATAATATGTGAAACACGGTCAACATTGACTGTTAATTCAGGTGGGTGGTCGCATTCGCCTAAAACTGGATATCCTTCCTTAATTCTTTTTTGGACTGATTCCACTGCTTTAGCGATTTCGCTCACAGGATACATTCTTTGGTTGGCATTCTTAACGTCACCTTGGACGAAAATACCTTCCATAAACATATTCTTTTCACCTGACTCGTTCTCAACAATACGTGACTTAACGTTTGCTTGATTATGTGTATATTTTTCAATAAGAACTGTCATTGGTTTCTCCTAAAAGAGTTTATTACTTAGGCTTTTTTCGGTGCTGGCGCTTTCTTGTTGCCAACTGTGTTTACATTACCTGTTTTCATATCTTCTGCTGATGCTGAACCGCCTGATGTGTTACCGTCATTTTGTCCAACTGGTTTTGCATTACTTTCGTCTGCGCCGCCATCTTTAGCAACTGGTGAAGAACCTTCGCCATTGTCGCCTTCTTTAGCAGATGCTGGAATTGTATATTCTTCCAACTTTTCTTCTTCAGATGAATCTTCATCTAAATCTTCTGATGCGGCTTCTTCGATTGCTTCGTCAGTTTCTTCTGTTTCAACAACTTCTTCAACTGATTCTTCCATTTCTGGTTCATCGAGGTCTAAATCCATGTCCATATCCATGTCCATTTCTTCGCCTTCATCTTCTGCATCGTCTTCGCCAGCCATAATTTTTTCAAATTCTGCTTCTAGGTCAGATAACGCTGATTCTAAATCTTCAACTCTGTCTTCAATTTCTTCCGCTGGCTCTTCATCACCCATTTCTAGGTCTTCTTCAGCATCATCGTCAGACATATCTTCATCGTCAAACATTTCTTCTGTTTCAATTTCATCAGAATCTTCTTCGATATCATCGTTTAAAGATTCGATTTCTTCTGATTCTTCAATTTCCTCAAGTTCTTCTTCTACAACTGTGTCGCTTTCGTTAAGAGAATCCTCATGGATTTGTCGTGCTTGTTCAACAACGAAGTCATGTAAAAGCGATTCTGCTTTTGCATTCTCTTCATTGATTAACA